AGGGCGGCTACGTTATTCAGTAACGTCAAGACCACTGCACCCGTTACAATGTCACCAGGTGCCATTCAAACCCACACGACTAAGTTCTCGTATGACGGGACTCTTAGGCGACTCTTGTCTACCCTTACTCAAGTCAACCAAGGTGGGATGGCCACAGCGGCGTCGCCGACGGCTGGCAAGTTTCCCACTCTTGGTGACTCCTTTATGATGTGTCTGAACCCCACTATGAAGACCCGCGAAAACGAAGTTGTTTCGGTCGGGTTTCAGTACACCAAGATCGGCAAGGCCTACTTCACGTCTAAGAAGGGCGGGTACCTGCCCACCACGAACCTTGGGTTCGAGGCGTGAGGGGGTCCGGCGCCTGACCCCGATCCTATTATACCTGAGCCAGCGACCGCTAATAGGTATTCAGTAGCTTCCAGCTATAACGGTGGTTTCTGGGACATTTATTACTTGAATGGTGGAAGCATTCCGGGCTTTGGCGCCCAGCTCTTGCCCACACCCACTGGCCTTCGCGCACCTACAGCTGCAGAGTACGCCATTCCTCAGTACGGTCGATGGTATTTCTATGACGGTGTAAACTACATCGACCTCGGTCGCCGCTCATAATTACCTGCGCAATGGCACGTTCCTGGTACACCAGGTCAAATGCCAAGCCGCAGTTCTACCAGACTCCCCGTGTACAAGCTGTTGCTCGGGAGCGTGCTTGGATGGCTCGTCATCAGTACGTACCTCATTTGTTCGGTCACACTGACGATGTTGCAGTCTATATGCGACGCCGTGCCAGGGACCGCATGCACACCATTTCCCGTGAACAACAGTACATGAGACAGTACCCGCCTCGGCGGCCGTACCAACGACCCGCTATGCGTATTAAAAGTAAGAAGGTATTCACCTATCGATGATTGTAATTAAACGCTAGCTATGTGGTTCACCATCCATCTATCCTCACTCATAGCTGTTCTGTCAGGCTGAAAGTTCGCAAACACTATCAAATCTAACTTAGGAAGGTCGATAGCTTGGCTGTCGTACTTCCCTGAGCAAATGTACCCATTGCCCAGCATCTCGAGCATCTCATAGACCACCGCAACCGCGCCAGCCTCGTGAGATCTCGTCAAGTCGAAAACGACGCACGTCGTATGGACCGGCATCTTCGTAAGCATATGACAAAGGTCCGCTTTCTTCATCATCTGACACACGACGGCGTTGTGGTGCAGGCGGAGGTGATTCCCCATCCAGCTCTTGCCAACGTTTCCACGTTCGTCCCACCACCACCGGACTTTCCGGGGCTGCGGGGCGCCGCTCAAGGAGTCTAGCAGCTGCGTCTGCCAGGTCCTCAATGTCATCCCAGATGTCTCTGATATCAACGTCTGTTTAAATTTCAGTTGTTGAGTGTCAGTATGGTATTGTCTCAAGAACCTATCGTACTTAGCCCAAGTACAAAAATGGTTCTTTATCACTTCGGCGATGGTCGCACCTTCGTCGATCGCGTTTTGCACTGCTTGCAGGTCTGTGCGCTGACCTTGGCTGGTCACGCGCCCCGCAATGGGTTCGTATACACCATTGGTGTATGGTTCGGTCCCAGGCTTGCGCGTGTCGGCCTTACCGCAGTAGTCGACGTTAGACTCAGACGCACATCTGCAAACCCCTACGTGCGGTCTTACACCTAATTTTTCCTCCAAAAAATCCGTAAATGCTTTAGCATCGTAATGGGCATTTAATTGTAAGTACCCTTGGATATGCGGCGTGCCGTTTTCTCCAATTTCTTCTTGCAGCGCAACGAAGCTTACGCGAGTCTTTTGCGTAATTCTAACGGCTACTAAATTTTTAGTCCGTTCCAACACACCTTCGGTGTAGTTGTTGATCGTGATCGCGAAGTGGTTCGATTTGGGCATTTTCCAACGGAAATATTTTAATCCTGGCGACGGAACTCTGTTTGTGCAACAAATAGTGACGGATGTGAGAAGAGGACGATCTTACTATTACGTCCTCTTAATCCCATATTTCAAACCCCTTTTGACATATCGAGATTAAAATTGCGAATATTGGTCACCAAATTCGCCTAGGCTCACGGCTAGAGTTAACGTTAGAAAAACTCGCATTCCTCGTGAGCCTTCCTCATTTATCGGTGCGCGTGCATGAAATTGCCGCATATTCATATTACCGTTAAATCTATTTGCTGCGCCAAAATTAAAAATGGTGTACAAATCTCGCCGCCTCCTTCGCCGTCCCGTCTACAAAAAGACGCGGAAGGCTCCGTCTCGGCCGATGCGCAAGCGGAGTCCGACGATGAGGAGAGCGGCACCTAAGAGGCGCGCCGCGCCGAAGAAGCGCGCCTCGAAGAGGCGCAAGACAGCGGCACCGAAGGGGCGCGCACTCATCACTGCGAAGACAGTGTCTATTCCCGCCACCGGATCCTCCATTCGCCAGACTACGTTTGGCGAAGTGGACAAGCAAAACGTTGCTTGGATCGGTGCCTCCTCTACTGGTTCGGAGAAGTTTTTCATGAGCGTCATCGGCGAGGCGATGATTGCTAAAATTCTCCGTGAATGCAAAGACTACCGTTCCGATAAGGATGCTATGGTGGAGACAGGCTTCAGCCTTGTCGATACCATTCAGGTCATCTTTGCTCGTGCTCTTGTGAAAGAGCAGGTCGTCCCTGCAGCTACGCTGCAGCACAAGGTTCAAATGGACATTTTACAGGCTGGTTCGAGTTTCAACTCGATGGTGTACAACGACCAAGCCATTCAGAACTTTGTTTCCCAGGATGGTAACACCTATCCTGGTACCGTTACTAAACCTGGCTGGAACCGTATCTTGTACGACCAGGCCATCCAGGGTTATTTTCCTGTTCATTGTACCGTCTTGAAAGGTCTTGGCTCTGATGTCCAGCAGACCATGATATACAATGACACTCAGTTTGGTGACATGCACGTAGCCATGTCAATCGATGGTTCCCATCGTTTCCAGAACGTTACTCCCGCGAACCAACCCATTGGTTCCGAAGGTGTCAGCAACTTGTACACTGACACTAACAAGAACTCTATATCTGCCAACCCCTTGTCTGGTAAAATGTACACATTCTCCAACATCGCCCCTAAGTTCAACGAAGGTTGGCTTAGTCGCCAGGGCGAGCAGATTATTGCCAACTTGAACTTGATTGTTGGCCGTCCTCTCGGGATGCTCGACCGCACTCTGGGTAACGACCTTACCCAGGTGTGGAACTACGCAGCCATCTCTGCGTATGGTCCCGGAGGTTTCCCTGGCAGTGTCTTGGTACCTGAGTTCCAAAGGCCGCCCTTAAGGGCGGCTACGTTATTCAGTAACGTCAAGACCACTGCACCCGTTACAATGTCACCAGGTGCCATTCAAACCCACACGACTAAGTTCTCGTATGACGGGACTCTTAGGCGACTCTTGTCTACC